TTAGATGAATATCAATTTAATGAAAGATTTGTAGCTAATACATCTTCAGTAATTATAACTGGTACAACTGGTGGAAATGCAACTAGCTATATTAATATAACTGACTTTAATGTTATAGATAGTTTTAATGATTTTATAGAAACTCCATCATCAATAGTTTCAATTGATACTTGTGAAACAGCTAACTTTACAGAAAGTGATGATGCACAAGCATGTACTACATCAACAGATAAAAAACAAGGTACATATTCTTTAAATATAGGGAAAAATGGCTCTGTAACAACAAATGCAACATATTCAAAAACACTAGGAGCAGTTGTAGATGGTAGCACTAAAGATTTAGTTTTATGGCTTTATCTTGCTGATACAACAACTATAAACAAGCTTAATTATATATATATTTGGCTAGGAAATAGCGGTGGAATTAGCAACTCATATCAATATAAAATATCTAGAAGCGATTTAGAAACTGGCTGGAAAAGATATAAATTGTCAATAAGCGATTCATCTACAGTAACTGCTGGTTACCCAAGTTTAGCATCTATAAATTATTTAAGATTAAGATTGATAACAAATAATACATCAGATTTGATTACACTAGGAGATATAAAAATGGACTGGTGGCATTTTGCAGAAACAGACGATTATGAGGGCAATATTATAAGATGGACAGATACAACAAATAAGCCAGATACAACAACAAATTTTTTAATAGATTATACGCCATTATCAAGAGAAGTATCTGTTTATTCTGAAGCAGTTGGAGCAGATTATAATGTTGCAAAAAATAAAATTGTATATCAAATATCNAGTATTTCNGGAATAAATTCTATAAATAACTATGCAGCTTTAAGTGGTGGTAGTGATGAAGAAGAAGATGCAGATTTAAAAGAAAGAATTTTATATGCAACAGAATTATTAGGAAAAGCTACAGCTGAGAGCATAAGACAAGCTATTTTAGGAGTAGATGGAATTACAAGTTGCAGTATTGATGATATGCCTTTGAGGTCAATAACAAGCGAAGTTCATACATATACATCAGGTGTTAATGTTTATGCTTTAGATAGAGAAGTTTTATATTTAGAAAATGATAAATCTAATCTTTCTATTTATGGAACTGTTTCTGCTACTTCATATACATTTTTATATGGTACAGATTATGTAGCATTATATGATACAACTGGTGCAGATTCAAGTAATATTCAATTTGAAACACTTGGTACAAAACCAGATAGTGGTTCAATGTTTTATGCAGACTATGATTATAAATGGTTAGGACATGTTACAGCTTTTGTTGCAGGGAATGAAAGTCCATTACCTTCAAGTATTTTAACAAATGTTAGTTCAGCTGTTTCAACATCAAAAGCAGCAGGTATTGTAGTAACAATAACTGAACCAACAACAATTACTGTTGATGTAACTGCAACAATTTTAGCAGATACAGCCAATGGATATACATTTATAATGATAGAACAAAATATTATTGATGCAATTACAAATTATATAAATACATTAGGTACAGGAGAAGATGTATATGTTGCCAAATTATATGATGTTATAATGGATGTTACTGGAGTTAGTAATTCAAATATAACAGACCCAGCAGCAGATGTAACAATAGCTGTATCTGAAGTGGCAAAGGTTGGTACAATTACTCTATCAAGTATGTAAATAATTATTTTTAAATATATAAAAATAAAAGAAAATATATTATAAAATGGCAGACAAAGAGATTGTAGAGAAGTTGTTAGACGAGATGGCTGAATATTTTGATAAGTCAGAGACATCTATAACTTATAAAATTCTATACTCTTTAGCACAAGAATTAGATGATTTTACAGAGCAAAAAACAAATTTAGTTTCAGAAATACAAATTGACACTGCATCTGGTGACTTTTTAGATGATTTAGCAAGATTATTTAGATTATCTAGAAAAGGAGCTGAAACAGATACAGAATTAAGAAGTAGAATAAAATCATATTGGCCAGGATTTAGTGGTGGTGGAACAGCTGATGCAATTAAATCTACAATTAATAAAATTTCAGGTATAGATGAAGACACCATAACTATAACTGATATTGTTGCTTGTAAAATATTAATTGAAGTTGTATTTGGCTCAACAGAAGAAATTGCATTAAAAAGCACAATTGCAGATACACTTGAACAAATAAAAGCTGCAGGTGTTTATCCATTTTTTAAATGGGTAATAAATGGAGATTTATTATCAGAGTCATTATCAATAAGTGAAGTGGTCTCAATAAGTTTAGGAAACTTAAATATATGGATTTATGAACAAAGCTTAGTTGATGCTTATGATGAGGTTTTATGGTAGTAATAAAAAATAAAATTGGAATAATTGGAAAGTGTGAAATATTTAATGCCAAAACAGGAGAAAAACTTTATGAAGGCAAAAATCTTGTTGTTGATACAGGACTTAATTTAATTTGGAAAAGAATGAAAAATAATACTTATGATTATTTTACTCACATTGGAGTTGGTACAGATGATACTGCTGTTACAGCTGGTGATACAGAATTAGGAACAGAACTATTAAGAAATTCAATATCAAGTATGGTTATAACTGCTAATTCAATGCAAACAGAAGCACAATTTGCAGAAACAGATGCAGTAGGAACTTGGAAAGAAGTTGCAATTTTTAATGCAGCATCAACAGGTATTATGTTTAATAGAACAATTATTGATTTTGAAAAATTAAATACAGATATTGTTATTGTTAGATTTACACACACAATAACAAATACAGTTTAGAGGTGAAAAAGTGAGCATTATTTTCGTTGGAGGACAAAGGGCGTACACTTCAGATTTAAATAATTTAGCATATTCTAATATCAATGCAGTTTATGATGGTTGCGAAGTATCAGCAAATACTCCAGCAGACATGAGTGTTGATGTTGCATCTGGAAATATTTTATTTGAAACAACCAGAGTAGCAGTTTCTGCTCAAAATGTAATTATATCAGCTGCTGATGTATCATATGATAGAATTGATTTAATAGTACTTGGAGATGATGGTACTGCATCAGTTATAGAGGGCACACCTGCATTAGAGCCACATACACCAACATATGACCCAATTAATTATGTTGTACTTGCTAGAATTTTGGTAGAACAAGCAGTCACAACTATAACTGCTGGAGCAATAACAGATATAAGAACTTTAAGTAGTTTTCCTAGAGATATACAAGGCAGAGGTGTTGGAAAATATACAGAAGTATTTTCAGGAACTAGCATAACAATAACACATTCATTATCAGATTTAAATCCTATTGTGCAAGTTTATGACACAACAGGAAATCAAGTTATACCAGAAATAATTGATATTATAGATAATAATAATATAGAATTAACTTTTGCAGATTTAACAGATGGTACAGCAATTATTCAAGGTGGAAATCCAATTGTTGTAAATGGAAGCACTGCATATTATACACAATCTTTTACAGCTGTAACATCGGTATCTGTAAATCATAATTTAGGACAAAAATATGTTACAGTACAAATTTATGATGAAAATGATGTGTTAATAGATGCTGATAGTGTTACATTATCAGATGATAATAATTTAGTAGTAACATTTGGTGTAGCAACAACAGGAAAAATTGTTGTAACAGGTGGTAATTATGCACAGGTAAATTATGGCGTAAATAAATATGAAGGAACATTTACAAACGAAACATCTCCTGTAATAAATCATAATTTAAACACTTTAGCACCAATGGTTGTTATTTATAATGATGTTAATCAACAAATGACACCAACTGATATTACTGCAAATGATAGCAATTCATTAACATTAACATTTACATCACAGACATCTGGGACAGTGATTGTTCATGGCGGATTACAAGGCTCTGCTCCAGGGGCAGGATATGGAGATTTTATTCCATATACAAATAATACATTTAATATTGGTTCAGCAGCAGCTAAATGGAAAGATGTTTATATAGGAGAAAATTTATATTTAGGATTAATATCAGGAGAGCCATCTTCATTAGCAAAAGGACAATTATGGTTTGATTCAGATAGTAATGTTATGAAAGTTTATGATGGTACAACAACAAAGACAATAGCATATGTTTAAGGGTGATTAATATGGTTCAAATACTTGGCTCAATAAATGTGAAGGGAGATTCAGAGTTTAATAATCATGAATTACAAAACGCAGTTTTGCATAAAGGAACTTCTTTTCCAGCAAGTCCTGTAGTGGGACAAAAATTTTATAACACATCAACTGATAAGGAATTTGTTTATACTTCAGCAGGTTGGTCTGAAAATAAGCAAGAACTTACACAAAATAATGTAATTGATTTCCAAAAAACAGAAAGCTCTATGAATACATTTGTTGGTTCATCTTTAAATTCTTTAAAATATGCTTCAACTGCAGCAGATAGTGATGCAGTTGGAACTATAACTTGGAATAGCCCATCAAATGCAGAGATAAGTGATAACATTTATTCTACTGCAAGTTATGCTGGTGTAAGCACTGTTACAACACATTATTTAAAATTAACAAATTATAGCTTTGCAATACCAACAGCAGCAGAAATTTTAGGAATTAAAGTTAGCATAGAAAGAAAATCAAGTCATGATTCAACAACAGTAATATATGTTAGAGATTCTGCTGTAAAACTTTTAAGAGCTGGTGTTGTTGAAACAACTAATAAAGCAATAACAGGAACTAATTGGGGTACAACAGAAACTACAATTGATTATGGCAGCAGCACTGATATGTGGAGTGCAGCTTGGACACCAACAGATATTAATGATACAGATTTTGGGATAGTTTTAAGCTGTTCAATAAGAGATAATTCTGCTGGAACTACAGTAATTGCATCAGTTGATTGCATTTCAATAACAGTTTATTACAAATATGGAGGACAAGTTAATTGTACAACTATAACAAAACCAAATAGAATTGAATTTAAAGTAATTGGTTCAAATACTTGGTATATAAATTTAGATAGCACTGTAGCAAATACAGATTTTGTTTTAAAAACAAATGGTGATAATGTTATTTTGGATAATGTTAGTTTTGATTATATATCAGCACAACCAGCTGATGCGACATTAAATGGTTATTTAATTTGCAATGTATTTGGTGGAGATTTAGAAGGAACAAAGGTTAATAAAGAAAATTTAACATTAAGTTGCTCTACTTCAAATGCTACTGTAACATTTACAGATACAATACATTATAAAGATATTATTTTATCAAATATT